ATGATTTGCGTGGGTATTGATGTCGCCAAGGACAAGCACGACTGCTTCATCCTCAGCTCAGAGGGCGAAGTCCTGGCGGATGTATTCACCATTCAAAACAATGCAGAGGGCTTTGACACACTGCTGCAAACTATTCGCCGCTGCGTCTGTCCAGGAGATAAAATAAAAGTAGGGCTTGAGGCTACCGGACACTACAGCTACAACATTCTTGGATTTCTGCTTGACAAAGGCCTGGACACCTACGTCATCAATCCGCTGCACACCAACCTCTACCGAAAAAGCCTGAGCCTTCGCAAAACGAAGACAGACCGTGTCGATGCGCGAACCATTGCAGCTATGCTCATGTCTGATGTGGACCTCAAGTCCTACACAGACACAGCATACCACAACGAGGAGCTAAAGTCACTCACAAGATACCGGTTTGACAAAGTTCGTGAACGGGCAAAGCTGAAGCAGTCGGTTTCCCGTCTGGTCACGATCCTATTTCCTGAACTGGAAAAGCTGGTTCCATCACTTCACATGGCATCTGTTTACGCACTTCTCAGCGAGTTTCCCGGTGCCAAGCAGGTCGCCGGAGCACACCTGACGCATTTGAAAGCAGTCTTATACGATGCCTCCAAAGGTCGCTACGGGAGAGATATGGCAACAACGCTTCGGGAGGCAGCCCGATGTTCTGTTGGCTCTGTCATGCCGACCAAGTCTTTGGAATTGCAGCATACGATCCGCCTGATCCGCGAACTGGATGCCGAAATTGAGGACATCGAAGCCGCTATTCAGTCCATGATGGACGAAATGCAGTCTCCCATTATGACGATCCCTGGTATTGGCGTTCGTATGGGTGCTATGATCCTTGCCGAGATTGGTGACTTCTCCCGTTTCGACTCGCCGGATAAAATCCTCGCCTATGCCGGTATGTCTCCCTCTACTTACCAGTCCGGGCAGCTTTCTCTGTCTGGAGCCTACTCGCACATGGAAAAGCGAGGCTCTCGGTATCTGCGCTACGCGCTTTACAACGCCACCAAATATGTCTGCCTTTGGGATCCTGTCTTTGCCGCTTACCTTGCTAAGAAGCGGACTGAGGGCAAGCACTACAATGTTGCGCTCTCTCATGCGGCAAAGAAATTGGTGCGTCTAATTTACGCGATGGAGAAATCCAGACAGTCATATCGTAACGCTGCGTAAATCCATTCTTCTATATGCTCAGTTAGGCGTCCGTCTGGATGTCTGCTTTGCTATACCCTTTTTGAACCGCCTGCATTTTTTCACCACTCCTCCGCATTTCGGGCTTGACTTTTAATAGTTAGTCTGTTCTGCCTTACGCCGCCGTAAAGGTTTTGGTGCTAATGTTGAAGGTACCCTTGGTTTTTACGCCGGTATAATGCACATTAAAGGGGATCTGGTAGCCAGTGGTATCGCCGCCATAGCTGACGATCTCAATGTAGCATTCCTCCTTGATGGCCGGGTAGGCGTTGGCGGATGCTTCGCCCCAGAGCTTAACCTCCACAATATCGGTTTTCAGGTCATCCAGCGTCAGGTCGCCGTCGATAATGGCCTGCAGCTTTTCAAACAGCGGGTCGTTTTTCTCGGCATAATAGGGTGCCACTTCGCCCTGTTTCTGGTAGCTGTCGATCGTGACCGAAGTCTGGCCCAGGATATTATTTTTCTTTTCCACATTGGCGGAAAGTTCCGGGGAATATTCTTCCAGGTCATTGCCCAGGCGGCAATAGCTGGCGGTACCGGAACCAAACGCCGCGTTCAAAAAGTGCGCCATATATTTGCGCTCAATCTTCAAATGTATCACTCCATTTCATCGTATAGTGTGCCGTCAGTGTAACGGTGTAAACTGCGCTGCCCTCATCGTTGGCCTGTTCCAGCCGGGCGGCCCCGGCGGTCAGGGTCTCCTGTACGGGGTCAGCGTTGCCAAGCTGCGGGGCAAAGCCGGCCGCGCTCTGCTCCGCCACCCAGGCCTGCAGTTCCAACAGGCGGCGGGCGGTCTGGGCACTCAGATTCGCATCCCCCGGCACAAAGGGCAGGTTCAGGCGCAGCACCAGCTGCATTTTTTGGCGGGCTGTCACCTGCCCCAGCAGGTTCTGCCAGCGGTCGGTCTGCTCCACCCCTTTGGGGAAGAGCGCCCCGGTGCCCGCCGCCGGGGGCAGGTCGTCCACACGCAGATCAATACCGGTCAGAGCCGGGCAGCGGGCCAGCCATTGCAGCAACTGTTCAAAATAGGTTTCGTTCACGCGCTTTGTCTCCCCCTTTCCGGTCAGTTACTCAGGCTGTGCGCGCCGCTGCCGGAGCGGGTCCACCAGCCGCCCGCTTCCACATGGGCAGTCTGCCCGGCCGCTGTTTTACAGTCTACATACTGCACAGCGGCCAGCCCCGGCACTTTGGCGGGGGTAAAATCCAGCCATTGGGTGTAGCTCACCTCCGGCCCGGTGCCTGCAAGCACGCGATCATGGGGTTCCAGCGTATAATCCCGGCCAAACGCCGCATGTTTTTCCGGGATAACCAGCAAAAACGCCGTGGCCGCACTGCCTGCGGGGCCGCTGCCGCCTGCCGCGGTTTCGCGGCGGCGGGTATCAAAGTGTACGCCCTGCACAACGGCGCGCGTGATGGTATGTGCCGCCGGGTCCGCATGGTAGAGGGTAACGGTCTGGCAGCACAGGGGGTACTGTAAGGGCGCGGTCATCAGCCCACCCCGCCGCTGGCATAGCGGCCAAACACTAGGTAGTCCTGCGCCAGGGCACGCAGGTAGCCTTCCCGGCTCTGGATGGTTTCGGCGCAGAGCTCCGGCGGGGCAGCATAGGTTTCGCTCACGCTGCCCACGCTGGCGCTCACCACGCGGCAGCGCTTGTCCTCCTCCGCAAAGGCATACATTGCATCCGCCATGGCGCAGAGGGCGCAGGCTTCCGGTTCCAACAGGCCCGCGCGCGGGCGCACATCAAACATGCTTTTGTAGCGCTCCAGTTGGCGGGCGGCGCGGGTGATAAAGCGCACAAAGCTTTCCTGCGGGATCTTTTCGCCCAGGTAGCTGGCGGTATAAAATTCGTAATCCGGCAAAGGCATCCCCCTCCTCAGGCCTTGAACTTTGCCAGCACCACCTTGGCCTCGTTGGAAAGCACCGCAACGTAAAATTCATCTGCCGTGATCTCGGTGGTGCGCATCTTGGGCTTGCGCTCTGTTTCCACATTCACCGCGCGCTTGCGGTAAATGGTCAGAGCGGGCACTTCGTCCTCGTTGTCGTGGTCGGCTTCCAGCTTGATGATGGGGCAGGCATAGCACTTGGTTTTGCCGGAACCGACCTCCACCAGCGGCACCTTTTTGCTGGGCACCACACGGCAGCCCGCAATGGAGCCGATCTCGCCGGACATTCGCACATTGGCGGGGTACTTGTCCGTGCTGGTGAATTCGGCGTCTTTTCGCAGCTGGGTCACCTGTTTGGGGTGAACAAAGATCACCTTTTCGGTGGCCTGCTCTTCCTGCAGGGCGTCCACCGCATCCACAACGCCCGCATAGCTGATGATGCCCGCCGAGCCGTCATAGGTCAGGGTGGCGGTCTGCAACACATCCATGCAGTCGTTGTCGATCTTGGCGGCAATGGCCATGGCCAGCTGGGTGTTGGCCTCCCCCACCGGGTTGCCATAACCGGAAAGCACCGCTTCATCGGTCAGGCCAATGCCTTTCATGGCCTTTTTCACGGTGGCCTTGCGGGTGGAGGTCGTCATCTTTTCAATGGTCACGGCCTCACCCTCGGCCACAATGTCGGCATCGCCGATATAGGCATAGGCGGGCACCGTGATGGTATCGCCGGGGACACCGGCCAGGGTATCATCCACCTTGGCAAAGGGCGCCACGCGCAGCTTTTTTGGGATGCGGGCGGACACCATGTCCCCCATTACTTCCGGGTCGATCAAATCAGCAATTTTGGTATAAGTATCTGCCATAGAATTTCTCCTTTATCAAATCAATTTTTACAGTTCTATTGTTCCCGCTTATTTTTCCCGCAGGCGGCGGTAGGTATCGGGGTCGCTGTGCTTTAAGGCAAGGCGTTCCCGGTAGCTCATGCTGGCAAAGTCGGTTTCACGGTTCAGCAGCGGGGCACTGCCGGTCCCGGCGGCATAGGGTGCGGGCTGCACCGGCTGTGCAGCGGGGGTTGTCGATTTATGCTCCAATCTGGGTTTCTCCTTTCTTTTTTTCGTTGGTCACGGGGGCAGCTTGTGCTGTCTGCGGCATCAGCTCCTTACGGATCTTTGCCAGCTGGGCGGCATCGGCATGGGGCAGGTCAAAGTACCAGGCAAGGGCCAGTTCCGGCCGCAGCAGGCCGGATGTCACCATGCTCATGTACTCGTTCCAGGTGCGGGTGCGGTCAAACAGCACGCCATCGCCCCAGTCCATCGTCAGGTCCTTCCCGGCATCAAAACTCAGGCCCGGCAGGCCGTACACCTTGCCCAGCGCGGCGCACAGTTCCAGCGCCTGGCTGGCACCGTTCTGCCACATAGCCTGCAATTCCTGGATGGTCAGGTTATAATCGCCCTCGCTGGAGGTGATTTCCGTTGCGGTGCGCTCGGCGGCTTCCACCTCGCTCAAAATACCGCGCTTGAAACCGATCAGGCTTTCGCAGCTGCGCAGAATATCCTGCTTGCGGGCCAAAAACTGTTCCACCCGCAGCTGCGGGCTGTACACCGTCACCCCCACGTTGGCGGGGTCGTCCGGCAGGCCGATGAAAAGATCATCCCGCAAGGTGCGGCGGCCATAGCCATCCTCCCGCAGCAGATCCTCCGAGGCAAACACACGGGAAGCACCGTTTTCAAACTCCTGCCGCATCTGGTATTCCAGCCGGGCGGCGCTGTGCATCAAGCCGGCGGCAGGGGCATATACCGCCACGGCATCGGGGCCGCCATCCACACAGTTCAGCAGCGGGGTGCGCAATGCAGCCAGACCAACGCCCCGCACCCCCGGCAGCAGCAAACTTGGCTGCAGCTGGGCGGTGGCGGGCAGCGCCGCCAGCGGCACCTCCCGGCCTAACGCCTCACCCGCCAGCTCAAACAAGCGGGTCTCGATGGTCAGCCCGTCCACCCCGGCGGTGCGGCGCTCCAGCAGCAGGTAGCCGCGGCCATCGTGGCGCAGCACCTCCATGGTGCCCACGCCGGTCAAAGCGCCGTGGGCATCGCGGCCAAGGGGTGCATAGCAGTCCCGCCGGATGGGCACAAAGTCAAACCCGCGGCCATGCAGCACCGGTTTCAGCAAGCATTCACCGCCAACCAGTGCGTACTGCATGGCCTGCACCCGCACGGCATCCAGCGCCTGCAAACTGGGGATCAGGGCTTCGGCGGTCCTGCTTTCATACTCCGCAAACACTGTGCGGCACAGCTTGCTGACCACCAGCACCGCCAGCCGGTCGGCGGCGTCCTCGCCGGGGGACTGGGTGCCGTAATAAAGGTTCAGCCATTCCCGGATGGCCGCCTGCATCCGGGCCGAGGTCACATCTCCCCGGCCGAATGCCTGTTCCAAGTAACTTTTCAATCCATTCCTTCTTTCCTATCTGTGGTTTCAGCTGCCGCGCCGCCGCCACACGCTTTCCAGCGCATAGCGCACCGCGTCAATGTGGTGGTTGTCGGCATCCGGCCAGGCGTTGGTCACCTCCCCGGTGCGCGCATCCCGCAGGTATTCATAGCCGGTAAACTCGGCTGCAGTTTCGGGGCAGCGCATGGGGTCAATGATGATGGCGTTCAGGCTTTGCAGCCACTTCATCCCGGCGGCCACACTGCCGGGGCCTTTGACTGCCGCCCGGCACGGCAGGCCCGCCGCGCGGTAGTCCGCACAGCTTTTGGGTTCCGCGGCATCGGCGGTCAGCAGCGCCGTGCGGTCCAGTCCGCGGTCCAGCAGCAGGCGGGCGGTTTCCCGGTTGGGGGTGCGGCGGCGGGTCAGCTCGTCAAAGATCACCAGGGTGCGGCGGGCGGCATCGTAATGCACAGCGTTGTAGGCCCAGGGGTCCGGATACCAGCCCCAGTCCACCCCGTGGTACACCCGGTCAAAGCTCTGGCATTGCTCGATGGTCAGGGTTTGCAGCTGGATATTGCCAAACACTGCCGTGCCACAGCCGACCGCTTCGCCCAAATATTCATGGCGGAACGCCGTGGGGTTGGTCTGTTCCAGGTGGGCGGCATCCGCCAAAAAGCGTTCGCCCAGCCAGGCGGGCGGCAGGTCGCGGTAGGTGGAGTGGTGCACCAGCTTGCCGGGGCGCTGTTCCAGCGCATAACGGTTGGCCCAGCTGCGCCCCGATGCCGGCGGGTTGAAGCTTTTGAATGCCAGGGTAAAGCTGCCGCCGCGGAACACGCTCTGCTCCACACTGCGCACCTCCTCGGGGCCGTCGAACTGGTCCAGCTCCTCGAACCAGGCCAGGCCGATGGCTCCAAATGGCACCTTGATGCTTTTCAGCTTGCCGGGGTCGTCGGTGCCAAAAAAGAGGATCTTCTGCCCTGTGGGCAGATAAGTACACTCCATGGGGCTGACGGTGCAGCGGAACTGCTTTGCCAGCCCCAGCGCCCCAATGGCCCACTGGATCTGCGCATACACACTGGTGCGCAGCGTGCCGCCGATCTTGCGCAGCACCACCGCGTGGCAGGCGGGGTGGCGCAGCAGCTGCAAAACAAGCTCAATGGAAATATAGCTGGATTTGCCGCTGCCGCGCCCGCCCTTGGCCACCAGTTCCCGAACTGTGCCGCGGGCAATGGCGCGGTGCACCGGCCAGAACACCGGCGCTACCACATCCCGGATGCGCACCCTCATGGCGTCACCTCCTGCTCGGTGGGTGCTTCATCCACAATCACAACGGGCTCCTCCGCTGCAGCGCCATCGCCAAGGCCCAGATACTTATAAATCAGCTCCAGCGCACGCAGCTTATCGCCCACTTTTACGGGCGGGGCAGGTTCGGCCCCCAGGTCGGCAAACGCGATCTCTGCCAGTTCCGCCAACACGCGCTCTGCCGTGATCTTTTCCAAAGCATCCCTTCTTTCTGGCAGGGGTGGCAGCCCCCGCCGGGTTTTGTTCCCGCCAGTGCAGCAGGTCCTTTCGGGAACATCTGCATCATAGCACAACAACCTCAAGTTGTCAACAGAATTCTGTAACATAATTTCAGAATTTTAGTTTGTGCTTTTGCTTTTGTGCAGGATTATTAGTTTTTATGTATTGCGTTTGTGCATCCTGTCAGCATTTTTTGCCCGTTTTGGGGTAAAAATAAACAGCATGCGCTTCACAGGTTTCTGAAATCATTTCTGTCATTTCAGGAACACTGCAAAGCGCATGCCTTGTTGTACTACTGTTGTTTATCTGTTGTTCTTTGCCGTTTGGTGCATGCTGGGGTGCAAACGTCCACATTCTGCCGGAGAAAACCCATTGTTTGCCGCAAGCACTGCAAGCAATCTGTAGGGGCCGCTGCTCATCATCGGCCCGCATAGCAGAGTGGCGCGGAACACGAAGCATGCGCACAATGTGCGCCCCTACGGTGGGGGATGCGCCACAAATATCTGCCACCTGTTACAACAAACTCTGTAGGGAACGGTCTTGACCGTTCCGAAACCTTGTGGTGGATGCCATAAGCAAATCCGTGAGCGCCCCTACCTACTGGGTAAACACAAGAGTCAGCTCTA